ATCCGCGCCCGATCGGCGATCAGGCTTTCAGTCGGAATGTCCCCAAACAGGGATCCAGTCTCGCCCTCACGCCGGGCAAAACCGGCGGCCTGGGCACCGCGAACCAACGCCTCTGCCTCGATCGCCGCAACCTGCTCGGCCGGGTCCTCGATAATACGGCCAACGATCGCCGCGAAATTGGCAGGAACAACATCGTTCACAACCGCACCGAAAGCATCATCACCCAGACGCATGAGCCCTTGGGCGTCACGGATCAGCGCTCCGCGCGTGGGGAGGGAGCCATCCAGGAGATCCGGATCCGCGCGCAGGATCTTGGCAGCATCGATCGCCGTTCCTGTGCCTTCGGCCAGGTTCTTCGCCGCCGCGATCGCGCGGATCTCGGCATCCGCCCATCCATCGGCCTCGCGGTAGACGAAGGCCGTCAATCGAATATTGGCATCCGGATCCTCCTCGAGGAGGCGGGCCGCCAGCCCCCGACGTTGGTGCCCATCAACGATAAAGCGCGCGCCGTCCTCCTGCTCGAAGACGAGCGAGATCCCCGCACGCACCGGATCCCATTCACTGACACCGGCCAGCCGATCGGTCACACCCTCACTGTCCCCGCCGTCCTTGAACTGAAAGCGGGCCGCGTCGACCTCGAGCGTTCGCGGATCAATTTCAGTAAGCCCAGACGGCAAAGCGGCAGACCCCGCCGCCGGCGGCGGCACGTCCTCGAGAAGGCGCTCCATCGCAGCGCCCGCTCGAGCCGCATCCGTCTCTGTGATCGCCGTCATCGCGTCCTGCAAGCGCGCCTCATGAAGATCCGCACCACTTGGCGGGAACGGGTTTTGCCCCTCAACCTCCGCCTCGCGCGCCAGGGCCTCGGCCAGCTCCAGGCGCTCCGGGTTCCCACCGGACAGATCCCGCAGCGCAGCCGCCAGACGTGAATTGGACAAACGGTTGAACGCCCGCGGTAGCTCAGTTTCAGCAAAGCGGCCCGCTCCACCCAGAATGCCGCCCGCCACCATTGCGATCGCTACACTTTGCGCGCCTTCCTCGAGGGTCATCGTGTCAACGCCGAGCTCCTCGCGCCAGCGGTTTGCAACCGGGATATTGGCCATCTCAAGCAGGCCATTGACGGCTGCCTCAACGCCGGCCGCCCGCAACACGGTTTTCTGCCCACCTCCGACCGGCGCGGTCACGATCGTTGCAGGATCCGTGAAAGCTGCGCCGAGCCGCCCGAAAAAAAGACCGGCCCCGCCAGATCGACTTTCTTCCACTTCCACCCGATCGGCTTCGGCCATCAGCCGCTCAGCCATCCATTCTGGCCCGGGAATATTCAGCTCAGGGTTTTGGTCGCGGAGCTCCTCGATGCGCGCCAGGACAAACCGCGCCTTCGCGCCCGCGACACCCCCACCGTCCTCATCACTGGCGCCCAGCATGATTGGCAGATCGATCTCAGGAATAAAGTCGTCGGGATGCGGCAAGCGGTCGCCACTGCGCAGCTCAATCTCATCGATGTAATCGCGCCAAACCCGGTCGCGCAGAAACGCCTCGGAATTGAAGTTGTCAAAGGACCGTTGCGCCTCCCAGCCTGCAGCGACAGATCCGAAGAAACCACGCTGGGCGCCTTCGGTCGGCTCGAGATCATCAAGGCGCGGTGTTTCAAAGATCGGCCGCATCAGCGCACCCAATCGGGATAATCACGACTGACGACATTGCGATAGGCCGACAGATCCAGAACAAACGGCGCCCCGGCATCATCCAGCGCGACACCATCGCCGCGGCCGGGAATGACAAGATAGCGCTGATCGCCCACAGACTGCAGACGCGCGCGGCGCAGAACGCCGGCGCTCAACTCGCTGCCCCTCGCGTCCGTCATGGCGCCAGGCGGCCCAAACTCGCCCTCCGAGATCAGGCGCATCACGTCATCCAAGCGCCCCTCCGAGAGCCAATTGGGCAGCATGACCATTTCGCCACGATGCTCCTCGAGCCCGCCGAAGCGACGATCGCCGACGAAAACAGCGCCCGCAGCCTCATGCAAAGCCTGCTCGAACATGCGCTCACCACGGCGGGGCCACCCCTCGCCGTCCTGAACAACGCCTGTCCGCAAGGCACGCGCCTCGTAGATCGCAGAGGCTGTCTCCACCAGCTCGAGGCTCGTATTTGGCAGACGCTCAGCAAGCCCGCCTAGCAATGGCGCGGCTGCACTCTGCACGATCGAGCGCGAGGGCAGACGGGACGCAAAGCCTTCCTGGTCCCGCAACTGATAGCCCTGAGCCAGATCTCGCGCCGCCGTAGGCGCTCCGGCCGTCATCAATCCGCCGACCGTTGCCAACAGGGGCTCATCCGGCGCGATCTCCTGCAGCGCCGCGGGCGCGTCACGGCCGAGGCTGGCAACAATCGATTGCGCGACCGACGCCCGATCCAGATCCCCGCGTGATACCGCTTCCGACAGGGCAAGACGCTCTGAACCCGTGAAGATCTGGCGCTCGACACCATAATGATCTGCCACCGCTTGAGCGCGCGGCACCCGATCGGCGAGGCTCCCCCCCAGGCCATCAAGCGATGAAAAGTCGAGATCCGGCAGATCTCCGACGCCAGTCCGGCGCGCATAGGCAACCGGATCGGACGAAAGCTCGCTGCGCATTGTCGACAACACCCGTTCCGCCGCAGCGATCCGGCGCGCCTCAAAGCCACTTGCGCCCTCGCGGATCCGGCTCCGCTCCTCGACAATCCTTTGCTCCAGATCAGCGAGCGGCAAAACCCTCAGCTCCTCGCCCATCTGCGCGATCGACGCGGCCTCGATCGCGCGCTGCTGGAGATCCGCGCCGTCCTCATTGCCGAGTGCCGCCGCGCGCTGGGCCACCGCCTCAAAGGAAATAGCCGGCGAAAATCCCTGCTCGGCCGCGTCCTCGGCATCGTCGAGCATCCGCGCCAGCACACGCCCCTCGACAGCCGCCGCCTGGCGCGCCTCGACAGCGGCCGCCCGCTCCCGCCGATCCATCTCGGCTTGCGCCTGGCTGGCATAGGACCGGCGAACCTCTGCCGGAAAAATCGCATCAAGCGATCCGCCTTCGATCTCGGACAGGAAACCGGCCGCATCTGCATTCAACCGCGCCTCGGCATAGGACCGCGAAACCTGGCCGATCGCTTCGTCGCGTGCCCCGGCCTGCAATTCCTCCGGCAGGGCCGTCACAGCGTCCTCGATCGACGCCAGCGCGTCCGGGAAAAAGCCCGGCTCGCCATTGACGGCGTTGGCGCTCGCGTCGACGTGATCGAGAAAACCCTGATAGACATAGCGCCCGGTTTTGCTGCGCTCGATATCCATCGCGGCCAGGAGGTGACGCGCCCTCATGGGGCCAGCGAAACGCTCCTCGAGGCGCCCCTGAATGCCCTCCGGCGCGGCCTCGAGGGCGCTGGCAACCGCCGCGTCATAGCGCTCCGCCTGGCTGTCAGCGAAGCCGTTTGTGGCACCGTCATAGCCCTCCGCAGCCTCATCAAGGCCACGACCGACATTCAGCAGGAAAGCGCTTTCCGCGCGGGCCACCGCGATCCGGTCAGCCCGCTCGCGCTCCTCTTCGGCCTCACGTCGCCGATCGTCAGCGATCGCCTCAATCGCCTGCCCGATCGGCGCCAACATATTGCGGGCAGTCGGCGCGCTTGGCGTCACACCAATCAGGCGCGGGCCACGCACCCCGGCTCGGTTCGCGTTGATCCTTGGCATCCCTAACCTCCTCCGCCACCCGAGCTTGACGCCATCTTTTCAGCGCCAGTCAGCAATGAGGCGGAGCCCTGCACATAGCCGCTGGTACGGGCCATCTTGCCCTCCGCTCGCGTGACCACAGCCTCATTCTCGAGGCGCAGCGCTTGACGGCCGGCCTCATACCGCGCCACCCGCGCCTGGTAGTCATAAGACCCGGCAATCTCAGCGATCACGTCCAGCGCAGATCCATCCATTGCAAAGCCGGACGCGCCTTGCAGCGCCACGGCTTCACCAACCGCGCGCGCGCCCTCGCGCCGCGCAATATCCGCCTGGGCCGCTCCGACCTGGCGCGACACCGCAGCATCGGCCTCCATGAAAGCGGCCTGGTTCCTGGCGATCGCATTGGCGCTTTCACCGGCGATCATTGAACCGACGCCGCTAACAATGTCGCCGACGCCGCTCATGGGTTCACCTGCGCGTAAAGCGCGTGATCTCGGCCGTTATGGTAGGACCGCATGATCCCCTCCCTTTCAAAACCAAGGCCGACCAGAAAGCGCTCGGCCGCAGGAAAGGCGGCCGTGGCTTCAATTCGGCCGCGTTGGGCCTTGATTACCGGCTGCATGGCCCGGCGAACCTCGACCCAATCGCGAGGCTGGAGATCAGAGAACAGGGCCCATGCGAGAAAGCGCCCCTCCCACACACGCGCCAGGCCAGCACAGGCAATGACTGCGCCGTCACGCTCAAACGTCATCGCCGGCCCCTCGGCCGTGTCGTAGAAGCTCATCCGGTCTCCCGCCTGCTCCGCTCGCAACGAAACGAGCCAGGCATCACCGGCGCGGTATGGGCGCAGCCTACTCATGGAGATCCGCCTTCACGCCAATGCTCAGAACCGTACACGCGGTAGGGAGCTCGTGCAGAAACTCGAATTCGAGCTCGACCTCGTAACTACTGTCGACGCTTCTCGAAACCGTCTCCGTGCGTGGCCCCGGCGCGCGGCCGAGCGCATCAGCCGACACGCGCGTTGCGATCGGGTCGAGCGTTTTGCCGCGTTGACCGAACACGCCGCCAATTGTGTCCTTGAGCACCATGACGAATTGCTCGGCCATCTTGCGCACGCCGCGCGAGGATCCAAGGCGCGAGCCAGGCTCGATCGGCAATGACACCAGGCGCGCCTGATAGGGCAGACCAACAACAATGTAGGCGGCTGGATCCGGCAGCGTGATCGCGCCGCTGGAAACCGCAAGCCCGGAGACCGGGAACCCGTCCGCCAGGACCGCCACGTCTTCGCCCTCCAAATGGGACAGGCCGGCAACATCAGCGTCAGCGAGCGCCCATTCATCCAGCGTCGCATCAAGCAGGCCGCCCGGGGCGCTCGATAACAGCGTCCCCGCCGTCGCGCCCGTCATCAGGATCCGCATCGGACCGGGCTCATCACTGGCCCGGGCAGGAAGGCTCGTCTTGCGGATCCACAATTCATCATCCGCGTTAAGCGAATGGCCCGTTGACGTCACCGTCACGCTATCGCCTGGCCGATCGGCGCCGGGCTCATCGAGACTGACACTGACCGTCTTCGCCGGATCCGCGTTCCAGCGATCAACAATCACACAGCTGTCGGAATAGTGCTGGGCCTCAACAAGCGCCTCATCGCGGATCCAGATGCGCTCCAGGCTCTCGCGGCGGCGCACGGTCGCACCGTTCACCGTGCGCTTCACGATCATCCACAGCGCATCAGGGCCATCGGCTTGCGGCACCACCGCCAGGCTCTCGACGATCGGAGCACCGCCATCGAAAGCGCCACCAAGCTCGCAGGGCGCAAATGCTGCGACATTCTCGCCACGCTCGTAGAGCAGGACATAGAGCGAGCCATCATCCCGGCGCAGGAAAACGCGCTTGTCCGGGTATCTCAACAAGGCAAGCTCGGCGATCGAGGAGGCGGCAACATGGCGCGCCCTGACAGTCAGGTCCCGGGTGCCGACACTATTCAAAACAAGCTCGTGAAGCTCACCGCCATCAGCGCTTGGATACAGGATTGCGTCATGGGTTTTCACCGGACGCACCCTTTTGCGAGCGCCTGTCGTGGCGACCTCATCGGCAAGCCGCCCACCGGGGCTGATCGGCTCGCGATCGGACGGGCCTGTAATCTGCTTGATCCCGGCCTCACTCGCCACATAGAGACGATCGGCCGACAACGCCCACACAATCGCATTGACCTCGCTGTCCGCGAAAGTCGCCTGCACCGCGTCGTCAGCCGACACCAGGCCGAATTTTGTGGTCGGCTTGAAATCCGCGCCTGTCGCGGAGTAGCCCGACGAGCGGCTCGCATGGCCTGTATCGCGTTGAACGGGCGTATTGAAAAACCAGATCCGCTCCTGGTGAAGCGCACAAACAGCCGGCCAGCCGGCGACGCCGGAGAACGCGCCCTCGCGCCAATATTTTGTGGCAGCGGTGGAAGGCAATTCCTGCAACACCGTAGCGGTTGCCGAGGTCGAGCTGCCGACAGCGGTGATCTCGGCGACACCTTGCCCATCGTGCATATATTCCCAGTCAACGGCGCCATCCGACGCGATCCCTTCATCATGGATCGGCTCGGCTCGGCCGGCCGGCGTTGTGGATCCGAGACCATTGGCCTGATAGACGCGCCCGTCATTCTGGATGATATCGAGAGGGTCAACATCTTCGCCAGGCGCCCAGGCCTGCACCGCAAGAGAGGACTGCGCCGTCTCGAGCCGGAACAGAGCCCCCACATGACCAGCCTCGAACAGTGCCGCGCTGGCCGACAATGTGATCCCCACGCCAACGGTCGCGCTCGGCGTAATCGTGATTGAGGACCCATTGAGCGGCAGATATGGGCCGTCAGTCAGATCGAACTCGACCAGGCGCCAGTCATCGATCGCAAACCGCTGCAGGATCCGCGTCGAAATCGAACTGTCATCGCTGGCGAAATAGACCACATCGACCGACTGGACCCAGTTCAGCCCGGCCACCGCATCGGCATCCCAGGGCGTTGTGAGCTCGATATCCACGCTCGACGCCTGCAGATATGCCCCGGTGTCCGGATCGATGATTTTGAGCGTGTTGGGGCCGAGCTGCAGAATATAGCGATCATCCCGGCCCCGCGCGAAAGTGATCAATCGGTACAGCTTCGATGCGTCGGGCACGGCGCCCCTGTCACGCGTACCGGCGCGCTTTTCCGCGCCGCCCTGGATCCGCGGCCACAGATTATCGAGCGTCTTCGCGCCCTCACGATAGGCCGCCAGATCTCCACGTCCGCGAAGATCGTCGGACAATTCGCCGGCCGAGAGGCTGGGCTGATCACCGCGGATCTGGGTCATGCCTACCCCCGCGACCTGTCAACGGCGCTAAAGCGACCATAACCAACACCTGCCCGCGCCATTTCCTCGGACCCGATATCGCGCTGGTTTTCAAAACCGGCTTGCTCGCCAGCAGCGCCAGCGGCAGCTGCCCAGGCCCGGTCATAGCTCCGCTGGGCCCGATCCATCGCGGCGCCGCTATCCGAAACAGCTCGAGCGATATCCACGGCCAACTGCGCCGCAATCAAACGACGCAGGAGCGGGCCGCAATCCTCGGACGGTATATTGCGATAGTAATGCACCTGGATCGCGGCCGTCGCCTCCGTGATGATGAAATCACCCTCACGCGTCCAGCCACCCGTTTGCGTTTTGCCAACCCGGTGGACCTTCAAACAGTCTTCCGGCACGCGGTAGCGCTTGCCTTGACCGAACTCCAGCGCATCAGCCTCGCGCGCACTGGCCTCGAGCAGCTTGCGCGCACGCACCTCCGGGAACCACCAGGCGACCAGGGCCGCCTCGCGCGCCTCGTCAAACAACAAAACAGCCCAACGCTCATACGAGCTTGTCGGGTTTTCCAGGCTATCCGCCGGCGCTTTTTGAAGTGTCGCGAGAGCCATGTTGACGACAGTGAGATCGTAGGACGACATGACACCTCGCTTGATCAAGGCCCGAGAAAGCTACCGGGGCGGGCGGAGCCTTGAACAACGCCCACCCCGGGCTTTGGGCGGCGCACCCGAGCGAACCCGGGGACGCGCGCGCCACCCTTAGACGAAATAGATCTCGTGAACGAAGGAGGTCTCCGCGCCAGTCGACGCGCCCTTGATCGTGTAATAGACGTCGATCAGCGCCTTGGGATCCTCGCTATAGCCGAGGAGCTCCCACAGCTCCTTGCCATAGTCGTCAACGGCGACCGCCTCGAGAACGGAGAAGCTGCCGGCCGAAGCCACATCAACCAGGCTCGCAATCCCGTCCGGATCATTATCGTCACCGATATTCACCGTAACGGAGGTGCCGGCCGCCTCGTGGTAAACCGTCGAGCTCGGCAGGATGATCGCATTCGAGCGCAGTTTGAACGCATAGAGTTTGTCATCGACGGCATCACTTGCGGCCGCGACAACCTTGTCGATCAGCACATGCACGTCACCGTTCACTTTGCGATGATCGCCCAGTGTCGGCGGGGTGGCGCCATACTTGGCGTATTCGGTGGCCTCACGATCAGCCATGATATGTTCCTCTTCAACTCAGATTGAGACTGAAAGCGGGCCAGCTCGAGGAGCAGGCCCGCCAGCAATCAGGTGATCGCCGCGCAGGCGATCTCCAGAACGCCCACGTCCTCGCCACGACAGCCCGCCGTGTCGACCTGGTAATACCCGTACCAGTGCGGTTTCTTGTCCTTGCGGAGCCAGGCGTCCGGCGCATACAGGACGCGGGAACGGTACTGGACGGCATCCTTGCACACCGCCGCAGCGCGGCGATGCGTGCCACCGGAATAGGTGCCCATGCGCTCGAAGCGCTGCCACTTGAAGCCGGCCCACTCGTCAATTTCACCCTTCACCAGGGCCTTGACCGTGTTGTAGTCCGCGCTCGAAAGCTTCTCGTCCTGCAACAGCCAGGCGATCTGATCGCTCTCGGCGATCATCCAGCGCTCGCCTTCAACCTCGGCCTGGTCAAAAGCAACCTTGGCCTCGTACACTTTCGAGACCGACAGCGGCGCATTGCCCGAACCAGCGGAATTGTATTTGTGGCTGTCGACGGCAATTTTCTGCGCCGAAGGCAGCGCAATGCTCGAGGTGCCATCACGCCCGGTATATGCGGTCCCCAGCATGGCAGCCAGGATCCGGTCATCATGCAAGCGCGCCAGACCTTGCTTCATGGACAGGACTTTCTTGTTGGCGGGATCCGCCACCTGGCGCGCCTCGTCATAACTGGCGCCGAGCCGCTTGCCATCATCATAGGGCTTGAAGTAACCCACCCGGCGGCGCTCATCGATATCGCCTTCGGGCAGATCACCGAAGCGATCCGTCATTTCCTCCGGGTCCGACCCACCGACATAATCGAAGGTGAAACGGTCGCCCTTCTCCGAGTAATTGAACTCGGCATCCACACACATCGACAGGCGGCTTGCCTTTTGCGTCGAGTCAATCCGCAGATTGCTCTCGAACGCGATCCGGTAGGTATCTTCCAGTGTTGCAATTGACATGGGGCTTCTCCATTCCGCCCGATTGATCAAACCAAGCGGCTGGACTCCCCGGCATATCCGGACCCGCGCCTTGGACGATTATCGGCCGCCCCGGCCGGCGGCGCGTATTGCCGGACCCGGATCAACCCGAACTCCCCGGCACGCGCCGCTTGAGGCCTAGAACGCTAGCGCCAGCGGGGCCGGAGCCGCCTAGCGCTTGGCAACACCCGACCCAATGATCTTCAATCGCTCTGCGACAGCCCACTTGTGGTCCGGGTGCGAACCCTGCTCGAGAGCTTCGGCATGCTTGGCGTCAAAGACATTCAAATCATGCCGCATTTCTGCCGGCGTCAGCTTGCCAGCCGATTGCCGATTGCCCCGCGCACCGGGTAATTCGCGGGGCTCTTGGCGCGCCTCAGACCGCTCTGACAGAAGACGAACAAACCAGGCTTCATTATGAAACCCCGTCCGCTCGAGCGCCTCGCGGAAACCGTCGCCCAGGTCAAAATCCTGCGCCATCTGGTCAAGCTCCTGATCAGCCGCCGCGACCTTTTCGTCGAACGCTGCGCCCCAATCACGCTTGAGCGCGTCAGTGGCCGCCGCCGCTTTTTGATCAGCCTCGCTGGCCTGGCGCGCACTGGCCTCGAGTGATTGGGCGTAAAGCGGCGCATACATCTTCTCGATCACGCCCTGTGCCTGTGCAGGCGTCAAACCGAGCGCGTGAGCGCCTTCACGCAACAGCTTGGCCTGATCGTCCGAGATCTCGATCTGCGCCGCACCTTCATCCTCGCCCATCGCGACGGCTGAAAAGGCATAATCATCGGCCGCATCCGGCACGCCCATGCGCGCCATGACATTTTTCCAGCCCTCCGGATCGGCATCGGGCCCCTGCTCCGGCAAAGTGACCAGGCGCTCCGGAGGAACACCGATCTTCTTTTCCATCGATACGGCGGATTTGAGCGCCTTCTCGAGATCGTCACCGAAGCCATTGCGCTCCATGAAAGCCGAAATCTCGGCGTCCTTCGCCCAGGACGGGCCATTGTCAACCGGCGGGGTCCCGGTCGGCGGGGTCCCGGTCGGCGGGGTCTCGGTCGGCGGGGTCTCGGTCGGCGGGGTCAATTGTTCGGTCATCACGCGTCTCCTTGAGGTCATCGAACACAAGCGCGCGGGCCAGAGCATCAGGATCCGAGCCCGCAATTTTGAGAATTTCCAGAGCCGTCGCACGGCGGCCGTCACGGTAAGCCGCGGCAGTCAGATCCGCGCGGCCATCCGGCCCGAACACGAAGGTATTCGAGGCCAGACCTTCCCGGCGCAGGATATCGGCCAGGACAAGCGCGCTCTCGCGATCGGCGAAAAACGTGCGCTCATACGCGCGCTGACGCGCCTGGTCGCTCTCGAACTCGCCGGACAGATCTCCGCGCAGTTTCCAGCGCCGCGCAAAGCGCGCCATGAAGCCATCGATCACTTGCCGCGGACGATCCATGATCAAACCATGCCGGCCGAGGACAGGCTCGCCGCACCCTGCGCAGCGTCCCGAATGGCGGCCGCGCCATCCTTCGCGATCGCCGCGTCGTCTGCCATCTCGGCGCGTTGCTGCTCGGCCTCACGCTCAGCCGCCATTTGACTGTCTGGCCGCAAATGCTTTTCACCGGCCCCGATCTTGCGCCAGGCCTCACGCGTGACGCCGACAATATCGACCGCGCGCGCCGCCATCGGATCGAAGCCGGCCGCCTGGGCAACCAGCTCGAGCCCGCCCATTAATGTCTCCACTTCGCTCCGGCGCTGGGCCTCAGCGAGCGGCGACACAAAGTCGAATACCAGATCCTGCTCGTGCAGGCTGGCAGGCGGCGGCGGGATCTCGCCGGCACGCTCGAGGATCTGATAGTAGCGATCTGCGATTTGCTGGAAGTCGTGTTCCATGCCTGAAACCGTCGACGCCATCGCCCTCATGCGCAGGTCGCGCCGGTCGTTGACCTCGGTCGCCGTTTGCGTGCCGTGCTCGCGCGGCGAGATCCAGTCGATGTAGAACATCTCCTTGATCAGGGCACGAAGGTCCCGCACGCGCTCGTAATTGCCACGCAAGTCGCTGGGCGGATAGATCGCCTGCAGCGGATCGCGGCCCCACAGGCCCGCCTTGTTCGGGTCGACCGGCGTAATCCCGCCCGGTCGGCGGTCCATCTGGTCGAGCATGCCTCCCGTCATATCGAGCAGAGGCGGCTCGCCGGCCAGCTCCTCCTGCCGATAATTCGTATCCTCGCGGGCATTGAGCATCTTGGCCCAGGGCAGAACCTGGATCCCCGGCGCGTGCCCGTAGGGGCTTCCCTCCTGGCGCTCGAACCGCAAGGTGGCCGCGGGAAAGTCATCATAACCATTCGTCTCGGCGATCTCTTTACTCTCGAGATCAATCACCCGCTCGATCCAGGGCTTGCCCGGACCACGCGCTCCGACCGCCCCGTCCGGGTTAGGCTCGACGGTATGCAGGAAGCGAATGTTTCGATCCGGCTCCTTGGTCGCAATCTTGATCAGGGCCTCGGACCCATAGCGCTCGGCGGCCCGCCAGGCCTTCAATGAAAAAACACGATAGAGCGTGTCGGTGAGCCCGGTCTCCGGATCCGCATCGATCCAGGTATCCAGCAAGGCCGAGGTTGACGTGATCGGCATGCGCTTGCGCGCTTGCAACGTCCAGATAACGGACGTCCCCAACGCGCCAGCATTGACCATTGTTTGCGCCATCTGCACGCGAAAGCTGGCCCGCGCTCCGGTCAGCCAGCGGTGCATACGCCGCTCGACCAGCTCGAGCCACTTGCGTTCCGCATAATTGGGATCGCGATCGGCCAGCCGCGCCCGAAAAAACGGCGAGAACGGACTGAACAGATACCCGTGCAGAACCGACCCCAGGCGACCATTGGCCATCACAGCCGTTGCATCTGCGATATTGCGAGGCGCCAGGGGGCCGCCGCGCTCGATCGGCGAGAATTCAGTCCGAGGCAGGACGTAATCGCGCACATCGCGCCAGCTTTCCTCCATCGGCAGGCGCACGCCCTTGAGCTCCTCCCAGCGGCGCTCGGCACGCTCAAAAGCGCCGTATCCCATGGAGTGTGTTGCCATCAGGGCTGGATCCCACTCAACAGCGTGCCAACCCGGCCACCGGTCGTTGTACCCCCCTGAACACCACCAGCCGGCGCAACCGTAGTTGATTGCACCTGGCGCCCACCAATCAACAGCGTGGACTGTCGCCCACCGCGCCGAAGCCGGCGCCGCGCGGCGTCAGTCGCACGCCTGCCATCGCTCGGCAGCGGCACAAGCTCCGGCTCAGGCGGCGGTGGCAAATCAGGCTTGAAAAGATTACCCACATCGAGCTCCGTCAATCAGAGAGGGATCGCGTTCTTGGCGCCAGCCTGACCGGAGCGGGGCCGGAGCCGCCCACCGGCGCGCGCGATTGCATCCTCGCGACTGGCCTCATTGGGCAACCGGGCGAGCCCTGTCGCGCCGCCGACACCGAGCGCGGCGTACTGCACAGCATCGGCAATGTGAGAGGCATGGTTTTTGTCCGGCTCGGTTCGATACTCACCGTTGGCGCCCTGGCGCTTCACCATGCGATAGCCACCGGACATGGCCCGACGAATAAGCTGGCAACGCGGATGGATCTGCAGACCAGGATCACCCGCCCGATCAAAGCGACCGAGATATTGCTCAACGGCGCCAATGCGCGCGCCGAGCGCATTCGTGGGTGCCAGTCGGATGCTGCAGAACCCGAGCAATTCGGTCATACGGCGCTGGAACAGGATAATCCAGTTAAGCGCCTCATCATCCATGCCCTGCGCGCTACGCGCGGCAATCCGGTTGCGAGCCGCCGGATCCACCACGAAATCGAGCAAGTCCGGATCGATCCACGCCTCGAACTCTCGCGAAAGATAGCTTGCGATCTCCTCGGCCGCGCGCTCGGCTGTCCAGCCCTCACCATCGGCAGAGGCCATTTCACCGAGCAGCTTGAGCCCACCGGCCTGGCCGAGCTGCCCAATCGCAGCGGCAAACTTGAGCCCGTTGTCCATTCCGATTGTGAGGGGCACATTGCGATCAGCGCGAACCTCTGCGACGTGCACCTCCTCGCGATAGGATGGCCAGACCGGCTTGCCAACGCGCGAGAAGCCGACCCGGTTCTCGATCATCCGCCGCACTTCCCAGCTTTCCATCTGCGCGGCGAGCGACTTGTAATAATCGGGCCGGATCTTCTCGAGATTGTGGACATTCTCAGCCGCCGCCGACAATCCGGACGGCTGGACCCGACACGTCACGCCGGCGCGAGGATTGAGGAATACATCCTCATAGACCCAGCTATCCTCATCAGGCGCATTGAAGTCGCCGAAGACGCCCGACCAGGCGGGCTTAACTCCGTCCGGTCGCTCCTCTGGACCAGGAAAGCGCCCACACCGCTTGTAGAGCTGGCCCAGGCAGTGCGCCGGCAACTCATCACTCTCATTGATGTAAACCGCGGTCGGCTCGAAGCCGCGAACGAAACTGTCGAGATCATTGTCGCCAAACGCGCGAAACATCATTTGCAGCTCGATCCGGCCATAGACCGGATCATTGAGGCGAATGATGTGCGTGCACGGCCCGTCCTTGCTGCCGGACCACTCACCCAGCGCCGGAACATCTGGCGGAAACAGCTTCTGCCAGGACGGGATCAACGTGTCATGCATGCGACGGTAATTCTGGCGGATCGCCACAACGCGAGCTTTACGAACCCCGTCCTTTGTGCTCGGATGCTGGAGACGCGCAACCTCCAGAGCCTTGATGCAACTCGTCCACGTCTTGCCACCTGCGACCGGCCCCATGATCAGATTGATCGGGTTCCAGTCATGCAGATACGCCTCAGCCACAGGCCCAGGCGGCGCCCAGCCGTTGAGATTGGCCAGGGCCTGAGACGCGTCAGCCATCGCCCAAACCCCGGACCCCGGAAACGCGCGGAAACTTTGCGCCCCATTCTGATCTGATCAGATCTTGCAAAAGATGAAAAAGGCTCCGCGAGCCCCCCGCAACGGGACACCCGGGGGTGCGCGCGCGGGGGTGCCCATGCGCGCGGCCGGGGGGGTGCGCGCGCGCAAGCGCAGGCGCGCGGCCTCGTGACTTCCAATCACCGGCTGCAGAGCGGGAAAGGCGTGCAAGGTCAATCACTTGCGCCATCCGTGAGACTTTCGGCCCGTGAGACTTCGCCGCTCTCATCCTCGCAAGTGCTTGATTTTTCAGGGTCGAGCGTCCAGCGCCGGCGACCCGCCGTCGCCGCCTCGAGCGAAGCGGCCGCATCAGGCGAGCCCAGGTTGATCTGTATCGCCAGGCCGGGCTGGTCGACGTTCAGGTCGATCGGCTGTTTCGAGTGCACGTAGGGGCCCAGGAACTCGACGCAGCGCAGCCAGATCCCCCAGGCCTTTTCTACCGAGATCGGCGGCGCCGCCACCGTCCAGCCCGTGATCTGGCCCTCGGCGTCATAGACCGGCTCAATCACCCGCCCGTCATCGTCGCGCCGCAGCTTCTGGAATTCCTCGAGCTCGGCCAGGCCGGCGCCCAGGACGAAACCCGGCCCGCCTCGCACCACACGGCCGGCGGCCATGACAGGATCCGAGCCGAGCGCCTGGAGTACCCGCTTGACCTCCTTGGTCGACCGGTTGCGCGACCCGGGCCGCCGCCCACCCTTGGACCGGTCGAGCTCGAACCCGAACATGGCCCGCGCGTCATCCCGCTCGGCCTCGAGATCCTCATCGAGGAGACCAGGCTGGTCCGGCTCACGATCGACCAGGCTCTCGCCCGGCGTCACACCGTCATCCTGGAATGCACCCTCGAGGCCCGATTTTTTCGGCATGGTTGTATCCGACCCGTTTTTAATCACCGCTCGACCCGACCAGGACAAACCAGACCGGGACGCGGACGCAGAGACTGACCGGAGCGGGGCCGGAGCCGCCAATTCAACGGCATTGGGGCACACCGCCCCAATTTTCCCCTACCGAAAGCCCCAAGCTATCCTATTGATAGATATATATATATTTCTACTAGGGGCAGGTGGGGCAGATGGGGCGCATACTTTTTGCGCGCGCGCGCACGAGGGAGCACATATGAGGATATTGCCGCCCCAAGCGCCCCAACCGCCCCAAGGCGGATAATGTCGTTTGATTTGAGACCGTTACAGGTGGGGCACTCCCCCGGACCCGAGGTGCCCCAAGCGCCCCGCAACGCGTTCTGGCGCGTGTCTGATCTCGTCGTCGAGGGTCCGGGTCCGGGCGGTGGCTGTCAAGTCAAAATCGATCGAGAGCGGCACTTCCCCTCACCCGGGTCCGGGATCCAGGAAGAAGAAGACGGCGCAGCGCTCGCGCGCCGCACTCCTGGGTCAGGGCGCGCGCGGCGCGCCAGGCGACCGGCCTGACGGCCGATCGCAAAAGGACGTGCCTTGCCCTTGTTCCGCCCGGCTCCGCCGGTCGGGGCACGGCCCGCCGCTCACGCCCTTATGATTTTTTTTCTGATATGGGGTTGACTAGGGCATAATGCCCTATATAGTGACGGCTTCTCAGGGGCTTTTGCCCGCCCACGCCAGGGAGACACGGCGATGAAAACACCCCCCAAGATCCAGGAGCTCATTGAGCAAGGCGCGCTCTTTGTCTGTAACCACTCCGCCGGCAAAGACAGTCAAGCCATGTACCTGGTCCTCAAGGACCTCGTGCCGACCCATCAACTGCTGATCATTCACGCTGAGCTGCCCGGGGTCGACTGGCCCGGCCTGGTCGAACACATCGAGGCCACCACATCAGGAGAGCCCCTGATCCTGGCGCGGGCCGCCAAGACCTTCTTTGAAATGGTCGAGCGGCGCGGCATGTTCCCCAGCCCCAGCCAACGCCAATGTACAAGCGACCTAAAGCGCGACCCGATTGCCCGCGAGATCCGGAACTACCTAAAAGCCCACCCGGAGCACGCCGGCCGGATCGTCAACTGCATGGGGATCCGCGCGGAGGAAAGCTCAAGCCGAGCCCGGAAAAACCCTCTCAAGTTTGACCTTCGCAACAGTAAGGCCGGCCGGGAATGGTGGGAATGGTATCCGATCTTTGAATGGAGCGAGGCCGCGGTTTTTACAGCGATCGAGAGCGCCGGCCAACAACCCCACCAGGCTTACGCCGCCGGCATGAGCCGCCTCAGCTGCTGCTTCTGCATCATGTCCAGCCGGGCAGATCTCCAGACAGCCGCAAAACTCAAGCCGGCCCTCCTCGAGCAATACGCAGAGCTCGAGGAAAAGGTCGGGCACACGATGAGCATGACCCGCCGGCCGATCAAAGAACTCGCCCAGCCCGAGACGCCCACGCCCAGCCTCGAGGCCACGCCGGCCGGCCTTCAATACATCATCCCCGGCGCCGAGAAGCGCCAGCGCCCGAGCGCGCAACAGCTCGAACTGTTGTTCTAGGAGGAACGCCAATGACCACCACCACCAAAACCCCCGCCCTCAAGGATTGCAAAGTCGGCGACGTTCTGGTCGCAAACTGGGGATACTCGATGATCATTGTCCAATTCTTCGAGATTGTCGGCCGGCGCGGATCCACCATTTTCCAACTGCGCGAACTCAAGCGCCAGCAGATCAGCGGCGACCCCGGATGGAACGGCCGCGTTACTCCCCGAGCCGGCGACTACATGGACCCGAGCCCGGCCGGATTGCTGGAGGCCCGCATCAGCCGGAAAAGCCCTGACGCTGTTCGGACACCGGGTCCCGTCTCGGTCCTGGCGCGCGCCTGGAACGGTCAACCGCAATACTTCGACAGCGCCGACTAGCGGTGCCGCCCGGGTTCGGGCCGGCGCCCAGCGTCGGCCCGCTCCCCGGCCGCATCGGCCACCCTGGGCGACAAGCCCGCCACCGCAGAGGAGAAACCTGCATGACCAACCAAACCACCGCCCCCGCCACCCTCGCCAGCATCCTCGGCCCGTCCAAGCCCTACAATCCCAGCGAGACGGCCGCGCGCACAGTCACGCTCGAGCACTTCAACGCACCGGCGAAAACCTTTAAGGCCGGCGACTATGCGCAATACTTCGTCAATGTCTCATTCCGCCAGGAGCGCTGGAGCCTGATGAAGCTCGAGAGCATGAAGGCCCGGCACGATCGGGCGAAGAAGGCCGCGCACGCACTCATTGCCCAGGCCTGCACCGGCCTCGAAAGCGTGATCCGCGAGCGCATCGCGCCCGTCTTCGACAGCTGGGCCGAGAAACACGCGGCCGAGAGCCTGGCCGCCATGCGGGCCTATCAAGGCATGGCGAGCGCGATGGTGACCGGCCCGTCTAACTTCCCCGTCCGCCGGCAGGAGAAACTGAACAACGCCGCCGATCGGCGCGATGACCGCCTTGAGGAAATGACCCAGGGCGTGATGAAGCGGATGAAGCGGGCCGCCTTCCCGCACGGCGCGCCGGGCGAAGCGATCCGCTCGAACAATCCCGAGGCGATCGACCTGCTCGAGGAGAAGATCGCCGAGCTCAAGGCCGAGGGAGACCGGATGAAGGCTGTTAACGCCGCCTGGCGCAAAGCCGGCCGGCCTGGCATCGCCGACGCTGACAAGTGGCAAGACTTCGCGCGCATGGCGCTCGAGCTCGATCTAACGCCCGCCCTGGTCGACGGGATCCGCCGGGGCTGCGAGGGTCACTATATGGCGCAACACCGCGCCTGCCCCCCTTACGAGGCCTTCCAGCTCACAAACCTGCGCGCCCGGATGAACCAGGCAGAGACGCGCCTGGCCGAGCTCAAGCGCATGGCAGCCACGCCGGCGGCCGAACCGGCCGAGCTCGAGACCACGGAGGGAATGGTTGAGCGGATCGAAAACACCGAGGCCGCGCGGATCCAGCTGGCCTTCCCCGGCAAGCCCGCGGCCGAGACCCGCGCCATCCTCAAGCGCAACGGTTTTCGGTGGGCACCCAGTCAGGGCGCCTGGCAGCGTCATTTGAACACGGCCGGCCGCGATGCGGCCGCCCGTGTCCTCGAGGCGATCGGGACTTGACCATGACCGCGCCGCTGAATAACGCTCCCGGCATGACACCGGAAGAATTCAAACAGCGACGCCAGCGGCTCGGCCTTTCCCAGGCCGGGCTTGCGACCGAGCTGGGCCTCAAAGGCAAGAATGCCGGCCGCACAGTGCGGCGCTGGGAGCTCGGAGAGGTCGAGATCCCCGGACCGATCAGGTTAGCCCTTCTTGCCCTTGAGGCGGGGCTTTCCTGACGGTTTCCTGCCCGGTTCCTTGGCGCTGTCTCCGGCAGACAGAACAGGCCGCCGAAAGAATGAGAACAGGCCACGCGGCACCTGGGGCTCACCATTCTCCCCCACCGCAGGATCTGCAAGCAAGGCCTGCAGGGCCGTTGCGCCACCCTCACAAACCACGATGAAAACCCGAGCGTCGGCCATGCCGACGCTCACATGCGTTTGGTCATTGCCCTGCAAGGGCTCGATCCAGGCGATTTGTGTGGCGTTCACCAGAACCTCCTGCACTTCGTCCCGCGGCTGGATCCGCGTCCGGACTGTTGGGTCGAGCTCCACCGTCTCGAGCGTCACAAAACACGTCATTCCTCATCCTCCTCATCACGGCGACGGGCTGGCCCCATCACCTCACTGATCTTGATCACCGTCCCGCGAGGCTCCCGCCCGCTGGCCTTGGCCGCATAAATGAATTCACCCGGCCCGCCTCTCAGCGCGTACTGCCAATTGCCGGGATCCGAGGGATCCGACACGCTCCAGCGCGTCCGATCGAAAACCTCCGCCAGAGACGGGTTCGAGTTGGCAACGAATAGCTGCGCATTCTCATAGGTCCGCGCCTCGCCCCGCTTCCACTTCAAGCGCAAACCGACTTTCGCGAGCTCGTCATTGATTTTCCGGGGCGTCGGCCGGCTGGTCTGCTCGGTTGTCGCGTATCCGTCCGCGTCGATATCCGTGCCGTCCCGGAAGGCAAGCAGGATCGCCCGCACTGACTTCCAGCTCGCCCGCTCCAGCGCCTTCGGCCGGGCATCAAAGAGGAAGTCCAGGCATTTTTTCCACCCGGGCTTGATGTTCTCCAACTCGGCCAGGGTCTCCTTGTCGAGCGGCTTGACCAGCTCGAGCACGTCCTCAGGATCCGGATCCCGCACAGCGATCGAGCACCAATAGCCGGCGAGCAGATAACCGAACGTGTCCGCCCCGCGCTCGTCGTGGCCCGCCTCCTCGATCAAGCCCGCCCGAAACAGCAACAGGACACGATCGAAGCCGGCGAGACCGTCCCGGTCCGGCGCGAACCAGTCGACCAGCTGGCGATGCATGGCTCGCCCAAGCGCAACAACTGACGGCCAGTCGCCCCAGGGCATGACACGCCGGCGCCCCTGCGGGATTGGCCGCATCGCCAGTAGCGCCATGCGGGAAAGATCCTGGTCGCCCATCGTCGGCGCATTGATTGCCGCGAAATGGAAGCAGGAGCGGATCACGGACAGCGTTGAGCGACCGTCCGCGCCACCTCGCAGGCGCTGGTTGCCACTGGCCGCGCGCCGCGCCAGGCGGATCAGCTTTTCCGCGCGCTTGTCGTCGGCCTCGTTCTCGGCCTCGTCCAGCAGGACCGGCACACTGTCAACGCCAAGGGTCTGCGCGACGCCGGCCTCGGTTGCATCCTCGGGCTTCAAAACGGCATCCTCGCCGCCCAGGACGTGCATGACGTATTTCACCAGCGTTGACTTGCCGGCCCCGGCGTCGCCCGTCGCGAACACATAGGGCCGCCAGTCCAGCGCCCCGCCAATCATGGCGCAGGCTATCCAGCCAAGTTCGAGGCGGGCATCGACCTCACCACGCGCCCAGTTCCAGGAAAGCAAATGGTTCAGGATCTCGGCCCCGGGTAGAGTGTCGCCCGGGCCGAATGCATCTTGCGCCGGCGGCGGCAGAGGCGGCCCCACCGGATAGGCCCGCTCGTCATGCACAATTCCGGCCCGCATCAAGGATCCATCTACGATCAAGTGAGTGCCCAGGTGCAAGATCAATCCGCCCTCGCCTGAACGCCAGGCGCCGCGACCACGAACCTTCTTCATCGGGTCATAGGGACCGGCGTGCGCGCAGGCCTTGAACAGATCCTTGCGTGCCTCCTCGGCTTCAAAATTTCCCTTCACGACCGTCTTGTCGCCAACCTTCTGACGCCGCGGCCAGGCCCACACCGGAAAATTGGCGTAGGGCGTGAACAGAGCGTCGATATTGCCCTTGCCCGCATTCTCGCCCAGCGCGAACAAATGCCCGCGCCCGGAGAGCCACCAGAACCCGTCAGCATCCCAGCCCAGCGGCTCAATCGGAGCCCCCTCCGGCAAGCCGTCCTCGCGCTCGGCCGAGATCCGCCACTCACCGGCCGGAACATCATTGAAAATTGGATCCCAGGACGACAAGGCTCGAAGCGAGCGCTCCAGATCCCCACCCTCGAGCTCGGCCATTGGCAGGCCGCGGCGCGCGCGATCGGCGCGCTCTGAAAGCTGGCTAACATTGTCAGGCAACGGTGCACGCCCTCCAGTAATCGTTAAAGTCCTTGAACGCCGGCGGCGGTGCCTGCGTGCTGACACCCACCCCGCCGGCACGCTCACAAAGACGCATCGATGCCCGGCCGAGAGCCTTGTCCGCCGGACTGTCCGGAGCGTCATTGTCACGCAAGATGATCAGGCGATCGGCACACTCGGGGATCGGGACAGACGGGATCATGTCGACAGCGCCGGCGGCGAAGGTTCGGTGATCCGGATAGAGGCACGACCAGGAGAGGGCGTTCTCGATCCCCTCGGCTATGGCAAGCACGTCCGAGCGCAAAGGCCGATCGCGCTCCGGCTTGCCGCTGGATCCGCGATGCAGACGCATTGCGGATCCGCGCACATCACCCAGGAAGCGCTTGGCACGCTCGATCTTGGCCTTTCCCGAACCATCCGCCTCGAGGAAAGTCGTGTGAACGCCGCGGATCTGGCCGCGCGCATTGGTAAAGGCGGTGAGCATCGCCGGCAGGATCTCGCCTGTCTGCCCGTCCAGCGCCTCTGGCTCGAACCGGATCGCATGAAGGGGCGAACCGATATCGCGCACGGGCAAACCCCGCGCCTCGACCAGATAGGTCTCAACCAGGGACCCCTCCCAAGGTCGCGCCTTAATCCACAGCTCCTTGGCGAAACGAGCATTGCTTTCGCGCTTGGCCTTGGCCTGGTGTTCGGTTTTCGCGCGCTGCTCGTCTCGACGCCGCGCGAGATCTGCGAACCGTTGCCGGTCGCCCTCGCCCATCGCCTCAAACCCCAGGAAGGACTTGAGCCAGCGAATTGCCTGGCCGCGTCGATCGGGCGATTGATAGCCACCCTCCCCGCCCAGGCAGTAGGACACGAAATCGATCACATCACCGCCCGTGCCACCGGAAAACTCCATGAAGCGACCCGGCGCCGGTCCGGCAATGTCGACACAAAAGGAATTGGGCTGCGTGTCCGGCCGGGTCGGGTTCAAACTCCAACGCCGGTGGCCGTCGATCGTCGCCATGTCCGGCGCAAGGCGATCAGCGATCGCGCGCACTTGCGACAAAGCGGCAGCCTTGATCTCGGCAACAGTGGGGCCGGGATTGCTCACGGCAGGTCCTCGGTGCGCAAGAACCCGTCTAGGCGATCGAGGAAGCGGTCGAGCGCCGGATCCTCATCGCGCGCATCCTCGACCCGCCGCACAGCCTTTGCCCCGGCATCCTTGTACGTCTGGCTGAAAATCTGTGCCGCCTGGGCTTTGGGATAACCCAGCGTAATATGCAGGACATAGATCGCCGCATCCCTGGCGCGCCGGCTCTCCGCCCTCGGGGTCCGGGTCGGCCCGGTCCCAAATCCAAACACCTCACACGCCGGCGTGCCGTAATGGCGGGCCGTCTCGGCCGCAACGAGCGCCGCCACCGCAGTTTGTAATCGGCGCAGCTGACAAATCGCCCGCTCCGTTCCCGCCGATAAAACCTGCTCGATCGATACCGTTCCCAAGCGACCGCCCGCCATCAGCGTACCTCCTCGAGATCCGGCAGATCTGCCGCCGGCTGGATCCGCGCATTGAAAGCGAGCAGATCGATCCACTCACCATCGCGCACGCGCAGGCCTTCAACCTGGCCAGGCGCAGGAAAACGGAGATCGCGGATGCCCTCGGCGACATTGCGCGGAAGCTCGACGCAATACTCACCCAGAGCCAGCGCGACCGGATGACGGTGAACCCCCTCGGGCATTTGCGGGACTGGCAGCAAGGACGCGCTCACAGCTCACCCCCTTGCATCATCGCATCAACCCTGTGGGCAGCCCGGCAGATATAGCCGAGCGCCTTGGCGTTGGCCGCGGTCCGATCTTCCAGGTAGATCTCAGCGGCGGTGACCAGCGACATGAACAGGAAGCCGACCGGCTGACTGCGGGGCGCAGCGGCCCAGCCCGTCAGCCAAGCAAGCGCCTGGGTCATTCGCAGATCGAGATCAGCGATGTGTGCCGGCGTCGGCCGATCTGACAGCGTGGCCCGATCGGCCGCCGCCACCAATCTGGATATGGCGGTTTCAGCTGACATCGGCACCACCCTCGGCCAGCCCTTCGCGAAGACGCCGGCGGGTCTCCGGAGGCAGGGTATAGCCGCGCCCCCATATAGTTTGGATCTCCAGACCGAACGGCTTCATTTTCGCTCGCAGCTTGCAGACGAAAACGTCGAAAATCTTATCGTTGGGAACGTCATCGAGGCGGTCGCCATAGAGCTCATTGAACAGGAAACGCTTCTCGACCTGCTCGCGACCGACCAGCACCGCCAAAAGCTTCTCCTCCGATCGGGTCAGGCACAGCTCTGGAGGGGCACGCCACGGGGCGCCGTAAACCTCCGCCTCCAGATCGCGGATCCGGGCGCGCAGGGCGTCATTCTCACCCTCGAGGGCAACGCAGCGCGCCGCCAACTCATCGTCACGGAGAGCGCTCATGACGCCTCCTGGAAAATCAATTGCGACAACGCCGCGTGCTTCGTGATTTTCAGATCCTTGGCCCGCGCCTTTGCGCGATCGATCAGGGCGAGGTGATCGGCCCGTAGTACCGCAGCCGTGTAGGCGCCGTCCTCGAGCTCACCGGCATATTCGCGCGCCCAAAACAACGCCTGCAAAGCCTGGACGTAGGCGGCCGAAATCGGCGACAGACGCATCGCGATACCCGCTCGAACGACGCGCGCCACACCGGCCTTGCCCTTGGCACGCGCCACCGCCTTGAGGGCGGCAACCGCGATCGTCTGCCCGATCTTGAACTCACCGCGCACCGGCGGCCGCAACAAGATCTCACCACCGCCAGACAAAACACCATCGCGCACCGCCAGACAGACCGGATCCCCAGCCTCGAGCTCGGCCCGGAAAACCTGCTGGCTTGTCATGCCAACCCGGTCCCGGTTCAAACCGACGAAGGCCGCCGCCATTCCCTCGATCGAGACTGGCGGAAGGACGAGGCACGGGATCTCCGTGACCCCGCCATGCGTGGCGGCAGCCGTAGCCAAGTGCTGACCGTCCAGGACTTCAAAGGTCGCATCGGGCAAGCGCACCACGACCGCCGGCCGAACACGATCCCAGGACCAATTCTGCACAATGCGCCGGATCAGCGTTACCGATCGCTCGGAGATCTCGCGCTGATACCGCTCATTCACGACCAGGCGATCGACGGCAACCCAGCACAATTCAGGCCGCTTGCAGATATCGGCCGGCCTGAGCCCTGGCGCCGATATGGCTCGGATCGGTCGAACACTCACGACGAAGCCCCCCACCGCTTCGCCACTGCGCGGAAGCATGCCCAACAGCCGGCGACCACGAAGCCAGTTCCAAATACGGCGCCGAGAAAGAACGCGGCCAGAACCTCAATCATGCATGTCGTCATGTGCGTCCCTCACTCTTGGACTATCGGAAAGGCTGGCGCCGGATTGCCGGCGCATTGCGCCAGGCAGATCACGGCAATCAGGACCAGCACGGGAAAGGTGCAGCTCCTGATAATGCGCGCCAAGGTCTCTGCCATCGCCTGGGAACGGCTACTCATGGCCGCCGCTCCGTGGGCGGAATAATTTTATGTGAACGAGGCGTCAGGTTGGCCCCGGCCTGCCTGCGCGCCGCCCGGCGAACGGCCCGGCCGGGGGCCGGTAGCATCATACCGACATGGACAGAACCGTTTGTGATTGCAGGCAGTTTTGCAGCAACCTCCGGGTTAGGGCAGCGGTAGTCCTCATCGTCGAGACTGAGGCAGTACCGACTGGCGGATTGCACGGCCACGCCCAGCTGCTCGGCAAGAATAGCTAGCGTCCAGCCCTTTTTTCGCCGGAATTCATCCAGCTTATTTGCAGTGGGAGGCGCGGAGGACGTATGCGAGGACATCGTGAAAATCACCTATTCGGTTCCAATATCACCAGATTGGTGTATTTAAGAGGCGTGATTTGCCATAGCAGTCAACCAGGAACGGACGGTTTTTCACCGATCCGGCGCTCGCCCAGCCTCGCGGCGCGTGGAACAATCTGTTCCATGAGCTCGAGCAAGGCATACAATTCGGTACGCCGGGACGTTCCGCATAATCTTCGACAGATCCGAATGATGCGCGGCCTCACCCTGGCGGAGCTGGCCGAGAAAATGGACAGCACCCCTCAAACCATCCAGCGCTATGAGACCGACCCGAAACGGCTGCGGGTCTACCAGCTACAACAACTCGCCGAAGCGCTGGCATGCTCGATCGGAGACTTGGTTGCAGAGCCCGGCGAAGGCCTGACCGAAAGCGAAGCCGACCTGGTTGAAACATTCCGTTCGCTCTCCCGGGAAGACCAGGAGAAGTGGCGCGCCGCTTTCAAGGCGATCGCAAGCTCGCCGGCGAACGACACCGCAGCCTAAGCCCCACCACCGCAACTACTCGCACTCACGCGCCCCGTAAAACGGGAGGCGCGCTCGCGCGGCAGGCTGCATGTTTTCACCAATTTGGTGATCACCTATTGACAGTTTAGTCACCAATATGGTGAAAGTGGTTTCTCACGACGAGGAGGAACCGCCAATGAGCGACACCAACACGAACCCGCTATCGGGCGCCGCGCTCGCAGTATTGACAGAGCGGCAACGCCAAGTGTCCGGAGAGGGCTGGACGGAAGAGCATGACGATCAGCACCATGCGGGCGAGCTGGCCGATGCGGCCGCTTGTTACGCCGCTGGCGCGCGGGTTTTCCGCCCCGATGGCGAACGTATTCGCGGATTGTGGCCCTGGAGTTGGAGCGACTGGAAACCGAAGGATCCGCGCGCCAATCTGGTCCGCGCCGCCGCGCTACTTCTGGCAGAGATTGAACGCCTCGACCGGGCGCGAGCCGATGACGGGGAGGGCGAGGGATGAGCGAGAAAATCTGGACATGCAAGATCGGCGCAACCGTGCCGGCCGAGCTGCCAAGCGGCAGCGACCTCCCCATGCGACACGCTGTTGAGGCTGAATTCAAGCGCCTGACCGGACGCCATGCAGCATTCACATTCTCCGGCTGGGCGGGCGAACTGACAGAAGTCGAGCGCGCCGTGGTTGAAGATCGCGAGCCGGACCCGGCCAAAGTCACGACCGATTGGCCTGTGGAAGACGGCCCGTTTCTGTGCATGCCGGACATGGCTTTGCGCCATGCCCGCATCGCCCACGCGCTTTATGTCGCGCTCACCAGCGACGACCCGGAGGGCGGCCCGGAAGGTGGCCCGCCTGATCGCGACGGCACTCTCGATCTCTGGCAACGCGCCATGGATGAGACCCTGCCCGTCGAAGACTTCGAGTTCATCCTGCAACACGGCGAAACCGCCTGGCACAAGAAGCAGGATGACGAGGCGCGGGCCGATGACGGGGAGGCCGCATCATGACCCTCGCCGCTCACCTCATCCTCGACACCGGCGCAATCGTCTTTTCGCGCTCGCATGTCCCGGCGCCTGGGCAGATCCTGATCGGCATGGGACACGACAAGGCCTGGCAGCGGGCAATTTTCCGCTTCGCCGAGATCTGCGGCGCCAAGGTCTATGTTCCCGGCTGGCGCGCCGAGGATCCAGAGGCCGAGCGCTGGGCCGCGCTCGCCGAATTTCAGGGCACCCTGATCAGCGCGCCTTCGCCCCCACAAGTTCCACCCGCAGCCATCGGCTCGCACCCCGTTGTGTCGCCCTCAGAAAGCCGGCAGCAACGATGTGCGGGCCGGGGAGGGTAATGGAATGAGCGATGAACCGATACACTTCCTCAATGACCGCGCCCGATCAATGAACAGTCGCGAGCCTGTTGCCGAGATCGTCGAGGCGCTCGAAGACGCCTTGAAACTGGCGCAGGCGGGGATGTTGCGCAACTACGCGATTGCCTATGAGGACATCAGCGCGAACCAGGAGGACCCGTTCCTTGTCACGCACCTGATTGCCCACAACTTCACCCACCACATCAAGCTCTCCGGATTGCTGATGAAATTGCAGCACGAGATCGGCGAGACGCTGAACCAGGAATGACCCTGCCCGCCGCCCCCACGCTCGGCTTTGCCGGAGATCCGGAGACCTGGCTCACCACACCAGAGGTCGCCGCGCGCATGGGGTACGGGTCAATGAAGACATTCTACAACGATGCACCCAAGCGGAAGAGGGCGGCCTTCCCGAAACCCCGACGCCGCAATCTCTACCGCCTGGGTGATCTGCAGTCCTGGGACAAGGCCGGCGGGTTCGATCAATCGAACGCCGGCGCTGACACCCCCTCCTCCTCCCCGTCAGTACCCGGGGCTGCCCACTTGCAAGCGGCCGGCGAGAACACGCTCGAGCCTCGGCCCGAGATCGCCGGCCGCTTGCGCCTTTTGATCAACCAACGCTAGAAAGGATCCGACGCGCATGAAAGCCAGCCGCATGGCCCTTCGACTGAAACGAGGCGAGGCCCCCGGCCTCACACACAGCCGCCCGCTTCCGGACGGCACCGCCCGTTATCGCTGGGTCCCGGGGCCATCGCTCCGCAAGCGCGGCTTCAAGGGCTTCTACCTGCTCGGCGCTCCTGGATCCCCGATCGCAGAAACCAAAGAGGGCTGGCGCGGCCTCGGCTTCCAGGAAGCACCGGAGGGCTGCGCTGCCCTGACAGTCGACGGCCCGCCGCTGGATCTTGCAGACGCGATCCGCGCCGTCCAGGCGGTCGCCGACGCAACCCGCCAGCAAATCGAGAAGACGCGGCCGGCGGCACGGCCCCAGGCACGCACCCGGACAACCGCGGAATGGTTCGATCAATTCCTCGAGGCCTGCGCCGCCGGCCGGGTCCTCAAGGAGCAACGTGGCGAAGCCGGCCGGCGCGACCCGATCGGCGCGCACACCGTCTCCACCTATCGCAGCGGCCTTGCCCTTCTCCGCCCGATACTCGGCCCCGACAATCCGCGCGCCATTACCCGCGCAGATCTGGAACTGGTTTTTGAAACCCTGATCCAGGAAGCCGGGTGGCATTCGGCCGTCCGCGCGCAGCGCTCCCTCAGCCGCGCTTTCAACTGGCTGCGCCGCAAGGACCCCGCAGCAATGGCGTCCCTCCCGCATCCGGAGATCTACACCCAGCTCGGCCTTGGCCAGCCTGGCGGCCGCCTGCGCATGGCCACACCGGCCGAGGCCGCCGCCATGTTCGACGCCCTGGCTCGCCCGGAGATCCTGGCAGAGCAGATCGCCCGCCGGGAAGGCCGCGCCCTCGAGGCCGAGGAGATCCCGCCGGCCGTAGCCGGCGCCGCCGCCGCCTGGCTGTTTGCACTTTGGACATGCCAGCGCGTCAACGATGTAGCCAGCGCGACCGATCACCAGATCGCCGGCGGCTATTTCACCCTGCGCCAATCCAAGACCGGCCGCCCCGTTCACGTCCCGCTCCTCGAGCCGGCCCGCGAAGCGATCGAGCTTGCCCGGGCCGCGCGCTCCGGTCTCGATGTGCAGCTCCCCGCCGACGACCTCGAGCGGCTTGTTTTCTACGACACGGAGGCCCGGCTTCCCTATCGCCAGGTCACGGGCGAGAGCGCCACGACGCCGGGGCAAGTCTATTTCAAGCGCCTCAACTCGCACTGGATCCGCGCCCGCGCTTTTGCCGGCCGCCTCGAGCCGAGCCTGATCGGCCAGGGACGGGACGCCTTCGGTCAGGCAAACAAATCGCTCACCCTGGCCGACAGCCGCGACACCGGCGTTACCCGCCTGTTCGAGGCGCTGGGCACCGAGAACGAGGCACGCCTGGCTGAGATCGCATCCTGGCATGGATCCAGCGTCGAGAACCTGCTCAAGCTCCTCAAGCACTACCTGGTCATAAACCCCACCTTCGCGGACAAGGCCGGCGCCGCCCTCGAGCGCCAGGCCAAAGCGACCGGGCTCAAGATCTAGGCAAGTCCAACCATCTACTCGCCGGACAAACCGCTGGGCCACCGAGAGGAAAACATGATGAAGCCGAGCAGCCTGCCCCAAAAAGTCGTCCTGGTCACAAGTCACAGACCGTACGGCAAGACGAGCCAAGCCATGCTTACCGCCTGCGCTATGGCGACAAGGGGTGGCCGATACCTAGACTGCCTGGGTGCCGGTACCTCCATCACCAAAAAGTGGATGTCATTGATCGATCTGCTTGAACGAAACGGCCTGCCGGCGGAACTGGATCACCTCTACCACACCGCACATTTTCCCGGGGGCGGCACCGTGGAGTTAAGACACGCTCAGCCACTCAGCACCCGATGGAAACGGCTTGGCCCAAACGGATGGGAGCCGGCAATAGAGCCAGCAGAGGGGCGTGAGACCTTGCCACCTAATAACCGTGAGACTACCGAGAGGAAAACATGATGAAGACGGGAAACGCCCCCATCTATCCTATTGAAATTGAACCACTGGCCAGACAATCCACGGGCCTGTTAATCACCGGGTCGGCGGTTCGAGCCCGTCCCGAGGAGCCACTCTCAAGCGCTAATCATACAAGGCGATCACGGCCAATTGGCCACTGGAACACCACCAGAACATCGCGCCTTGTGAGACTTTTTCTGCGGATTTTGAAAGTCTCACGTGAGACTTCTGTTCAGGGTTTGATCGCAGCGCGACGCCCTCGCACGCTTGCCGCGACAGCATCGACCTTGTTGATTGCCGCATGTCAGCCCGCACCAATCAGCGAGCCGGAAGTCTACGCGATCGACTGCAACGGGCACATTATCGAGACGACGCACCACTATGATCAGACCGACCCGGACACCACTTGGTATCGGGTGAATGATCATTACGAGCCCGCCGGCCGGGGCGTGATCTGCGAGCGCGTCCAGTCATAACCGTTCACTGCCAGGCAACGATTGAAAAAACCCGCCGTAGATCTACGGCGGGTTTTCTCTTGGGCACTCATGGTGCCGGGATCTATTGTCAGTCTGGCGAGGCGCGTTCAGGCGGGGAGGGTTCGCGGCCGAGGATCAGACTCTGCAAGCTCTCGACCTGGCCGGCGTTGTCGGCCGCGATCACGGCACAGGCCAGATAGGCAGCGGTCAGAGTGCCGTTATTGGCGGCGAGCGTGGCCGGGCACGTCGCCGGCGCCTGCTCCTGGTCGACCGTCATCTCCGGCCGAACCTCCACAATCCGCGTAATGTACTCCGTCTCCGGCGCCAGCGATGGCGGCGAGGCCGAGGCACAACTCGATAGCGACAGCGCCAGGAACGCTGACACTAGACCAATCAGGGTCGGTTTCATTGATCGTCCTTTCTGCTTGACTGGCCGCTTCTTGCCGCGCGGTTTGCGCGACCCTCTGGGCTCGATCGAGATCGCGGGCCAGTGCGGCGTTCTCAATCCCCAACTCCACCACGCGGGCGGCAGCGTCCGCGCGGGCATCCTGTTCGGCCGACAGTTCGGCACGGCTCGCCAGATGGCGACGTCGCTCCTCGCTCAGTTCGGCCTTGGCTGTTTTTAGCTGGCCCCCGAGGCGGCGCACGTCCGCCTCAAGGGGCCAGACGACAAAGACCAGCATCGACACGCTGACGATCGTCGAAGCGAGCAGGACCGGCCAGTGTTGGCCAAACAAGGCACCGGCGCCCTTGAGGAGGGCCCGGGCGGTCATGGCGCACCCCTCACAACCAGCCGCCCACCGCTCATGGCGGCGTCGGTCAGAACCGGATACACAGCCTCATAGGCCGCGCGTGAGCGGAAGATCGTGAGGCCGGCCGCCGTGTCGCCATAGCTCTCACCGAGCAGCACGCAGCCGGCCGTGTCGTGATGGGTGTTGCCGCAATGGAAAAGCACCGCGTCCCAGCCTTCCAGCTGGATTTCGATCATCGGGCCGTGCCAGTCCCAGCGCTCGGTATAGCGCTGATGAAAGCCGCCGATCGTGCGGGCGATCAGGGGATAGGTGCCGGGTGGGATGCGGGACTTGCCCGGCTCCTTGACGCCCTCGACTTTGGGCGGTCGGTTTTCCAGCGTGTAGCACAGGCGCACCCCGTCGCGCACAAGCTCGCCCAAAGTGGCGTGATCGTCGGTCTCGAAGCGGATCAGCTCAAGATTGCTCACAGGACGCCTCCGGTCAGCGATTGGAGGATGGTGGGCAGGTTGGCAACGTCAGCGCCCAGCAGGCCCAGCGCGGCGAGGATCACGTAGAAAAGCCGACGCTCGAAGACTTTGCGCTCATCGTCCCGCTTGTCCTGCCAGTCCTTGAGGTCCCGCTTGAGTGAACTTGTCTCCGCCGCGGACTGCGAGGTCATGTCGAACAGGGCAGAATACCGCAGGGCGCACTCCGCTTCGTGCGTGTTGATGCGCCCCTCTACAGCCTGGACCCGGCCGGTCACGCGACCATGGCGCTCCATGCTCTCGCGCTCAATTCTCGCCAGTTCGGACGGGTCGATCGCCATAACAGCCACCTACGAAGTCAGCGTGACGCCACGCCCGGAAATCTCCGTCGCCATCCCGGCCATTGCCAGGGCGAGCTGTGCGTCAGTCAGGGCCGCGTTGTAGAGCGCGAAGCCGTGCAGCTTGGCTTGCGGGGTGGTCGCAGTTCGGCCGGTGAGGTAGGGCCAGAAGCCAAACTGTAGTGTGCCAGTCTGGCTGCCGTCAAAATAGGTGGCAATGCCCGCGTCGGTCGAGGCGATGGCATTGCCGGCCAAATCCCGCAGCTTCGCGCTCGGCGCCGACGCGGAGATCCGATAGCCGTAAATGCTGCCGACCTGCAGCGCGGACGTGTCCGCAATCGCCATGCGCGTGGTGCCGAGCACATCGCCGGCCTGGTCAAAGATACCAGCGTTATCGCTGCCGCTGGCAAGGGTCTGTTGGCCGTTGATGTTCAGGACCGGGTACGGATGACCTGGATGACTGTCAGTGTCCGTCGCCGGAAGGCTATTCTCAGTCGCGCCAAACAACGTACCGAAAGTCCCAGTCTCGCCGCCGGGCAGAAGCGGCGTAACGGCCGCAAGCAAGGTGAACTCCTGCAATGACGAGGCAATTGGGCTGTCGAACACAACGCCATCCACGTCCGCCACCTCAAGCCCATATGAGCGCTGCGTCGGCGAGGTCCGGCCAGTATACAGCGTCAGGTCATTGCCAAGCCCAGACACGTCCGGATAGGGGCCGGCGTCCGCAGAGTTCAGCGTGCCAGACATGAGAGGCCAGTAGCCGACCAGATTGGTGGCGGAAATGCCTTGGATATACCGCTCGGAGCGCGGCGCGTTCGAGCCGGAGAAGTCGGCGCCATTGATGACGATCGCAACCATGTTTCAGTCCTCGTAGTCCATGGGAACGCAGAACGCCACGCTCCAGTTTTGCAGGGGATAACGCTCATCAACGAGCGCGGCGATATTGGCGCCGGCATACATGCCGCGCGCGGGCACATACTCGTAAAGATCGCTAGCCTTGGTCGGGTCGCTGTCCCGCAGGCAGCCATTGCCTTCATGGACCGTCTTGTCGGCGTACCAGACCAGCCCGTCCTCGCCCGGGTCGGTCGCGCAATCGATCTGAACGATCGTGGCTCCGGCGAGGGACACCGTGATGCCGACGGTGGCGCCCGAGGCTGTCGTGACCTTGAAGCCCTTGGCGTCATAATCTGTCGCCGTGGTTTCAACATATGGACTGTCAAACACCAGCGGCGCGACCGGCACATGGAAATCGATCAGGATAACATTGCCCGTCTTCGTCACTCGGACAGGGCGAAGCGGCGACCAGTTCAGCCCCTGCATCACGATCCGGTGCCAGACTTTCGATACCTGGTGCCCGAACCACCGCGAGCCGTTGCTGTCCAGATGGCCGCCCTTGTCGGTGTAGGGATAGACCGGGCCGACCATCCACAGATCGGAGCGCTCATTGGCCAGCTCAAGCTGAGCCATGCCCACATGCAGGCCTTGGTCGCCAGCGCTGTCCACGTCGCGCGTGTAGGAAGCGCCCGTCTGATAGGTCAGGAAGCAAGGCGGATGCTCTTGGTCGGTCAGAGCCGCGGCAATATCCGTGGTGAGATTGTCGAACATATCGCCGAGCAGGGACTTGTATGTCGCCTTGTCCCAACTTCCGCCCTTGTCGGTATAGTTGTGCTCGCCCTGCATCCACAGAAGGCCCGAACAGACATGCGTCCCCGTGGTCAGCGCGTCCACTTCGCCCAGGCCGTCGAACAGGCGCGCATACCAGTCCTCGCTGTCCTGAGTGTTTACCTTGGAAAGCTGCTCGATCGTCCGGCCGCCACGGGCCGCGTTGAGGGCGATCCAATCGCGGTCATCACTGGCCACAGCCATGGACTGCAGGGAGCGACGGCGCGCACCATTCACCCAGCCAATGATGGGAGGCTCGCCGATCGCGCCATCACCCGGCGTCAGGGCCGCCTCGCCGGCGCTGTCGAGAATGGTGGTGTTGTCCAGCGTGGAGGCGACCAGCGGATTGAGCGCAGCCGTGCCAATCTCGGCAAACTCCGGCTCAGTCGCCGCGCCGTTCACATGGTCGCCATACATATAAGTGCCGGGCACATTGGTCTGGGACAAAGACGGCCATGTCTCCGCGCCGGCAGCGAGGGACTGGCCATATGCGATCATGGAGTTATCCGCGGCGGTTGGCCGCTGCACGAATTCGACAAAGCCAGATTGCCGCGCCTCACTGTCCGCCAGGTTCTTGGCGTCGCGCGCCGACAGGCCGTCGATCGATCCGCCTGGCAGCTGCAAGGTCGAGCCCTGCACGCCAAAGGCGACGTTGTCGTTTTCGTCTCGGATCTCGAAGTCATAATTGGTTTCGGTCGGATCGATGATCGAGCCGTCATAGAGATAGACTGCGCCGTTCGATTTGCGCACGCCGAACTGCGTATTGCCAGACGGGTCTGTTACCGACGACGAGTAAAAATTGTCATCGAGCAATTCAGTCAGCGTCAGGCCTTCGCCCTTGATCGCGCCCGCCGCCTGCAACGCCCGGACGAAAAACGTCCCGTCGTCCATCAGAGCGGCGCCAACATAGTCAGAGCCGTCCTTGATTGCCCAGTGCAGTAGGCGGCCAAGAAACAAAGCGCCCGTTGTCGGGTCCGAGTACACGCCTTCTTGCCGGCCTTCTCGCCCGTCGATCTCGGCGCGATACTCAGTGTTGAGATCCGCAATCACCTTCACGGCAGCATAGACTTCGACGGACGGGATTGAGTTTTGCAGCGTCGCAACACCGGACAGATCGCGATACACCGAGAACACATCATTCCCGTCGCCATCTGCCTCCATGACGATGAAATATTCGCCCTCGGAAACGGCAGCGAGTCCGGCGGTGGTGTCCGCATAGAACTGGGCGCCGGCCGCGCTCGCGACATTGGCAACCTGCGTGTCGCCTTCCGCCTCCACCGCTGCTATTTCCGCATCACCCGCGGCGCCAATATCCACAAGCTCTGCATCGCCAGCCGCACCTACGGCCGCGATCTGGGTTGTGCCAGCCGATGCAATGTCGGCCTGCTCGTTATCCCCGGCCGTCGCAATCTGGGCCAGCTCGTTATCCCCGGCCGTCGCAATCTGGGCCAGCTCGCTATCGCCCTCGGCGGCAATCTGCGACAGCTCGCTATCGCCCTCGGCCGCGATCTGGGCGAGCGCCTCGGCGCCTACCAGCGCGCCGGCCGCCTCAACAAGCTCGTCATAGGAGACGGTTGTCGCCTTCCCGGTCACACCGTCCCAATACCACAGCGATCCATTGCCGCCGCCCTTGCGCTCGGTGATCGACGGAACAACGAGCCCGGCCTCGTCTGCCGGCACACGGATCCCGCGCAACTGCCAATCCTGCGTGGCCTTGACCAGATGCGTCAGACGATCGAGGGCGCCCTCCGCTTTGCTCGCAGGGAAGCGCGAAAAATCGTCGAAGCCTTCGGACTGACTGGCATCGAGGACCGGCCGGATCGAGACCTTCAAGGCGTCGGCCGGCGCGGTCACAAAGACGGCCTGGTAGGATCCCGGGCTGCCTGACACTGAATAGTCAGAGCCCGGCGTCTGCACAGTCTCTGTGCCATCCGAAGGATCCACCACCACCACTTCGAGGGCAGTCGTGTCATAGACCTTGAAATTGATATCGAAGGCGGTTTTTGCGCCATCGGTATCTTCGACGGTCCAGGTGTTCTGGGCGGCGAGGGTCAAGACTGGGCTCCGGCGCTAGACAATCCAGTCCGGAGGTTATGGGTAGCGGGGCCGGAGCCGCTTATTCAGTCGGGGCCGCCGCATTGCCCAGATCCGGCGCGCGATCGGGCAAGCGCTCACCCGGACGCCACCAATAGGATTGGTCATAGTCACGCTCATACCGGCGCATCTGCCGCCGAAAGCGGGCGTCGGCGTCGGGATCTGCCAGCCGATCGAGCTCGTCGACCAGCATCCGCTCAGTAGCCAGGCGCAGATACCAGATTGAAGCGCCGGGCGTATTTCTTCGTGCGAAGCTCACAGCCTCGGCAGCGGCATTGGTATCCTCGCCTTGAGCGAGCTGGGCCACATTGCCCGCGGTCAGATCCAGGGCTTCACCGGCCGTCTGCAACATCGGGCCGGCGACGGTTTGCGGCAATCCGCCACCGAAGCGGTTCAGGTCGGAGAACAGGTAATCGCCAAAGATCCCCAGCCCCCCGCCCTGCATGGCCGCGGCGCCCCAAAATTTGCCGCTGGTCATGGGGCGAGGATCCCGGCCCTTCGAGATCTCCTTGAGCTGCAGACTGACAGCGCCGGCGAGCGTGAGGTAGACTAGGTAACGACTGGCGAAGATCCCCGCATAGCTGGCCGCCACGCCTGCACCACGCCCCGCGCCGAGACCGGCCACCATCGAATGACGCAAGCGAGCCGTTGCCAGGAAGAAAACCGTGAAAGGGAAAGACTTGAACATAGAGACCGACCTGGCGATCGTTCCCAGGAACGTGCCAGGCCGCGCCTCACCCGTCAGGAAAGCCTGGCCGCGATAGCTGGCCGAAGGCGTCTCAAACGCCATCTCAGTGTTCAGAGCCTCGAGGTATCGACGGGCGAGCGCGGTTGCGCCTGGCCGATCTGTTTCCTCGATCGCATTGGCACGAAGAAAAGCGGCGCCCGGCTTGGGCTCGTCCAACTTGGCCCGGCGCAGCACGTCCCAGGCGTCACCGCCCAGGCCATGACGATCAAGCATTGCGCGGAAATCTGCCGGAAGATCCTCGAGCGGCGTGCCTTCTCTGACAAAATCGGCGAAGTACCCGCCCCACTCCTCGCCAGAGCTCCAACGGCCGAACTGTGTCAGCGGCGACAATCCGGACAAGCGCAACGTGATATCAGCGAGACGCTTCGTCCAGGCATGTGCCTGGAACTCGCCAACATAGCGAGCCTGCCCTTGCATCACCGAAGCCGCCCCATCTGCGACCAGGCCAGCCCGAACAGCCAGACGGCGGTCTTCGGCATTGGTCGGACTGAACAGGCGCAGGGTTCCACGGATCGCCCCCGTCTCCGGCAGGCCATTGAACCGGCGATTGAGCTTTTTAAAGACCGGATCCGAGATCGCAGACAGCGTTGCGGCGCCGAGCTTCGATGCTACGGCGAGCTGCGTTACGGAGCCCACGGTGCGCGCGAGCTTGGCATCAACGGGACTATAGGCCGCGCCCATATGCAAGGACAGCATATTCTTGGCCAGGCGGCCCTGACTTCTCACCCGTGATTGCGGCCCATCCGAGGAGCGGCCGAACATGGCCGTCAACTGATCAAACGGCGTCGTCGCCTCAGCCCGCCCCTCGGCCGCCTCCTTCATCGCCAGCTTTTCAGCAAAGCCCAGCATCGCAACAGGATTGGGGCCGAGCACCTCCATCGCCGCGATCTCGCGTGACATGCGATCGATGTGCTCCATCATCGCGCCGAACGCGTCAGAGTTACCGTAAGAGGACTGGACAGCCCGATAGGCGGCACCATCCTTGAAAATGAAGAAGCGGCTTTCCGTGCGACTGTTCGCAAGACTGGATCCGCCCTGGGTCATGTCGGCTTCCCGCCGGCTCCAGCCATCGGACACAATTGCATCGTAGGCATCGCGCATCATGCGCTCGAGACGCTCATCCGACAGCGGCCGCCCGGTCAGAAAGTCGGTCATGCGCGCCCTGTCCAGGTGCGGCAACACCCCATCGCGCCAGGCATCAAAGCCCGCCCGGCCGACCGCGACCGGATCCCAGGCCTGCGGAAGCGCCCAATCATCGCGATACGCGATATTGCCGCCGGCCGCGTTGAAGCGCTGGCGCAGCTGCTCGGCAGCTTCCTTCCAGGCTTCGCCCAGCTGGCGCGCCGCCACGTCGCCAGTATCGGCGCCATAGAGCTCATCGATCATGTTATCGAGCTGCGCACGATTGCGGGTGTTCGACGCGAGATCCCTTTCAAAAGTGAAAACAACGTCAGTCATGGTCGAGTGAGCTCGGCCCAGCACTTCACGGTAGCGGCTCCAGACAGAGCTATCCGGCGACGTCCCAAAGTGTTCGATCAGATCCGGAACCGCTGCGGCGGGGTCCGCCTTACCGTCCCATGTGCGCCGCTGGAGCACACGCCGCCGCACGTCACGCGCCCGCTCCATCGCCAGGCGCCGCCGGCGCTTACTTTCCGCAGCCTCCGCTTCAAGGCGCTGGAATGCCCGCCTCGCGCCCTCTGCCTCCGCGGCATCCTCGCCGAACTCAGATCGCGCGGCATCGACTTCTTCATCGAGAAGATCTCGGATCTTGCGGGCACGCTCCGGATCCAGATCACCAGTATTTTCAGCATTGCTGATACAATCTCGAAAACTCATCTTGGAACGCAGCCCCTCAATCTCTCGACAGCCGCGTCATCTGCAGCAATCTCGGCCTCTACATCTGCCGCAGTTACAGTTTCACGCCGCGGGCCCTCGCCAGCTTCAAAGATCAATCCAGTCTGAAATTCTTCGGTTTCGGGATTGTCAAGGGGAAACTCATCACCTATATCAGAAGCGGAGGTATCCCCCATGCGATTTATAGACTGGGAACGCACGCCGGCGGTGGAAGTGTCGCCGCGCGCAGGATTTGTATTCTCGGACGCATCCGGCGCCTGGGAGGCGCGTGACCCCGCCATTTGGGCAATGTCCGGCGAAGAAATATCGCGCGGTGAGTTTGAAGCCGCATTCCCGGGTCTACCGGCAATCCCGCCCACCCAGGACTGATCTGACGCGGCCAAGGCTCCAGCAAATATCTCTTCCATTTTGGCCTGCGCGACGCGGCGCGCGTCAGACCCCGGCTCACTGACCCGAAAGTCATGATACGCCGCGTCACCTCTATCCCGTTTGGCTGACCACATTTGCGGCGACGTCAGCTGTATCTCGGCAACCCGCCCGTCAGCCAGACGGACAAGCACTTTTCGGTCAACATATCCGCCCGGTCTCAAGGCGACACCCTCATCAAAGACCGGCGCGATCGCTGCCAATCCATCAACAAAAACGTCGGCCTCCTCAACCGACCGGGGCAGGACTGCCGCGCGAACCACATCGGTCAGTCGGCCCGCGCCGGCATAGCCCTTATCTTCGATTTTCTGGACGATCCGATCCGCGGCCTTGACCGGCCCGAGCACCATTTCGACACCATCCGGCAAAGCTCGGTCGATCAGGCTTCCCAGCTCCAGACGCAAGCCATCCGCCCCATCGAGGAGCGCATCAACACTGACACGATCGGCTTGGCTTGAAATGAATTCGAGCTCAAGCGCCTTGTGCTCCTGGCGCGGAAACGCCTGGAGCCGGACCGGCTGGCCGGGCCTGGCTTGTCGATTTTCCGGCGGCGCCGGCTCGGCGCCTAGCGGCGCATCGCCGCCGCGTTCACCCGACGCTGCAGGGTCAACATCGCGTCGGCTTCCGCCATCGAGAAGCCGAGAGAGATCGCCCGACGCCGTGAGATCTCGGATATCTCCGACGAAGGCGCGGGCTCCGGCGGCGAAGTTTCCGTTTGCGTCTCGGACGCGGGCGTTGAGGGCGTCGGCGACGGGGCCGGCACGGTGGGCGAGCGTTTGGAGGATCTCGAGGAGCGCGGCATCAGTGCTTGCCCTTTCCTGGTTGGCGTCGCGCGCCAGACGATTGCCCGCATTCTCGATGCGGTCAGCCTCACGCGCGAGCGTTGTGAATACACCCTTTTCCTTGCGAAGGATAGAGATAGCCCGGCTGAGGATCCGCGCCCGATCGGCGATCAGGCTTTCAGTCGGAATGTCCCCAAACAGGGATCCAGTCTCGCCCTCACGCCGGGCAAAACCGGCGGCCTGGGCACCGCGAACCAACGCCTCTGCCTCGATCGCATTGCGCACCTCGGCGCGGGCGATCTGCTCGATCACCGCAACCTGCTCGGCCGGGTCCTCGATAATACGGCCAACGATCGCCGCGAAATTGGCAGGAACAACATCGTTCACAACCGCACCGAAAGCATCATCACCCAGACGCATGAGCCCTTGGGCGTCACG